AACAAACTCAAAGAACGCGACGAAGAGATTGAGCGTTTGCAAGGTCTTTTAAAAGCTTATCAAACCGCGGAGAATTTATAATGGCTGAAAAATGGATTCAAAAAGCAATCAAGAAACCCGGGGCTCTGCGGTCCGAGCTTGGTGTGAAAGAAGGGAAAAAGATTCCCGCAAAGAAATTAGCAAAAGCAGCCAAAGCCCCCGGGAAAATGGGCCAACGCGCATGACTGGCACAGACGCTAAAGAAGCTAAGTAACATGGCAAATACCTCCGGCGCAGTAGGCTTTAACCTTGACCTCACCGAGTTGGTCGAGGAGGCGTTTGAACGCGCTGGTAGTGAGATGCGCACGGGCTATGACTTGCGTACTGCACGTCGTAGTCTTAACATCATGTTTGCTGATTGGGCAAACCGTGGGATTAACTTGTGGACTATCGAGCCGGGGTCTATTACCCTAGTTCCCGGTCAGAATACATACCCACTGCCTAACGACACTATTGACCTCCTTGAGCACCTAATTCGCACAAATGCGAACAATACGTCCAACCAAGCGGACTTAACGATCACGCGCATCAGCGTTTCCACATACGCTACGATCCCCAACAAGTTAACCCAAGCCAGACCTATTCAGGTTTGGATTCAACGCTACAACGGGCAGACTAGCCCTGTAGCCTCTACCCTGACTACGACCATTACAAGCACATCAGACACAATCGTGTTGAGCGACGTTACGGGTTTACCCGCGTCTGGGTTTGTGAAGATTGATAACGAGATTATCAATTACGGGTACATCACCCAAAACACAAACGCTGTTAGTGGTACGTTAAACAACTGCTTCCGTGGGCAACAAAACACTATTGCGGCGGCGCACACCGCTGCGGCTACTGTGTACTGGCAACAAGTGCCAGCCATAACTGTTTGGCCTACTCCTGATAACTCTACGCCATATACATTTGTTTACTGGCGTCTACGCCGCACCCAAGATGCAGGTGGTGGTGTGAACATCATGGACGTACCGTTTAGATTTATTCCTTGTATGGCGGCTGGTCTGTCGTACTACATTGCTGGAAAAGTACCGCAGGGTATGGAGCGTATTGGCATGTTGAAAGCTCAATACGACGAGGCATGGGAACTGGCAGCGTATGAAGATCACGAGAAAGCAGCATTACGTTTGGTTCCTAGACAGACCTACATCGGGAGGTAGTCATGGGTAATCGTTTTGCTTCTGGCAAATATGCGATTTCGGAGTGTGATCGCTGTGGTCAACGTTTTAAGTTAAAAGTCCTTAAAACTGAGATAATCAAGTTAAAGAATTACAACTTACTGGTTTGTCCGGAATGTTGGGACCCAGACCATCCACAGTTGCAGTTGGGTATGTTCCCCGTGGACGACCCACAGGCGTTGAGAAATCCTCGCCCAGATAGAAGTTATGTTTTGTCTGGTAACAGCGGAGTGCAGACAAATGTGAATGGTGGTACTACACAAAGTGGTACTGGGACGAACGAAGGTGGTAGCCGAATCTTCCAATGGGGGTGGGCACCAGTAGGCGGGTCAAGTAGTTTTGATGCGGCGTTCACGCCAAATAACTTGGCATTAACAGTGCAATTGGGTACAGTTACGGTAGCAACAACTTAGGAGTTGAAAATGGACAAGAAAGACTTAAAGCAAGACAAGAAGATGATTGCAGGTGCCGTGCACAAGCATGAGAAAAAACTGCATCCCGGCAAGCCAATGACTAAGCTCAAAAAGGGCGGCGTGACTGGCGAGATGATGAAGTCTATGGGTCGTAACATGGCTCGTGTTGCAAACCAAAGGGGCAAATAATGGCTACCTTCAGTAAAAAAATTATGGGCAAAGAAGTTGGCGACGCCAGCGTCTATGCGAAGCCACACGATATGTCTGGTAAAGCTACAGGCGCAGACATCGGTTACAAAACCGACCCCAACCAAATGAGTGCAATTGAGTCCACTCCCGGTGGCATGCCCGCTCGTCGCGTAAGCGGCGGCAACCCAGCAAACACTAACGTTAAAACCACTGGCATCAAAGTCCGTGGTACTGGCGCGGCTACTAAAGGCTTGATGGCAAGAGGCCCAATGGCATGACCTATACGGAGTTAGTAACAGCGATTCAGACGTATACAGAAAATACGTTTCCTACCACCACTTTGGCGGATAGCACAGTTGTGTCTTCAACGACCCAACTAAATCGCTTTATTACACAGGCTGAACAGCGTATATACAACTCTGTTCAGTTTCCGTCGTTGCGTAAGAACGTGACAGGTAGCGTGACTACCAGCAACAAGTATTTGTCTTGCCCAGAGGATTTCTTGTCCACTTACTCTTTGGCGGTAATTGACGCCACTGGCAACTACGAGTACCTATTAAACAAGGACGTGAACTTCATCCGTCAGGCATATCCAAATCCAGCCACAGATGTAGGCATTCCTAAGTACTACGCGTTGTTTGGCCCGACTGTTAACACCAGCACAATCACAAACGAGCTGTCTTTCATTGTTGGCCCAACACCAGACGCGTCCTACGCAGTAGAGTTACATTACTACTATTACCCCGTATCTATCACCGTTTCGTCTACTGGTCAAACTTGGCTGGGTGACAACTTTGATACTGTTCTGTTATACGGATCACTTGTTGAGGCTTACACCTACATGAAGGGTGAGGCAGACATTATTGCTTTGTACGATACCAAGTACAAGGAAGCACTAGCTCTTGCTAAACGTCTCGGAGATGGATTGGAGCGCAGTGATGCGTATCGTAGTGGTCAGGCTCGCGTGGCTCCGCTACCGCAAAATAGCGGGGTCCAATAATGGCGTTTACAGGCAACTGGGCAACCAATACATTCAAGACCGGTTTACTTGATGGGGTGTTTAACTTCAATACTGGGACGTCTCAAGTATTTAAGATTGCGCTGTATACCAACGCCGCTACGTTAGATGCCACTACTACAGCTTACACAAGCACAGGCGAAACATCTGGTGGTAACTATGCGGCGGGTGGACAAACACTGGTTATTAGCCAAATCCCCACAATCGGTAACCAGACCGGTGCGGCAACAACCTATCTGTCTTTTACTAATGCTGCATGGACAGGCTCCATCACCGCGAGAGGTGCTTTGATTTACTTGGCTAATGGCACGACGAACCCAACAGTTTGTGTATTAGATTTTGGTGCAGATAAGACCTCTACAGCCACATTCACCGTACAATTCCCAGCAGTCACTAATACGTCTGCGATCATCCGACTCTCATAGGAGCAACCATGCACAAAGAACAATCCGGTTTTGGCGATAACGCCGTAGCCACACTGCAAGCTAACGCATCCATCCCAGAGGGTATGGGTATTGAAGGCTTCTACAAAGTAGAGTGCCGCGACGCACAGGGTAACCTCAAGTGGGACGAAGCATTCCCTAACTTGGTCGTTGCTATTGGTAAGCAGTTGTTGCTGGACACCTTGCTCCGCACATCTGGTACTTACACCACAGTTGGCCCATTCTTAGGTCTGATTAACAACAGCACTACGTTTGCAGCCGCAGACACCATGACTTCTAAGACATGGACTGAGTTGACTACCTACACCGTGGGCGGTTCAGCAGTTCGCGGTACGGCGGTGTTTGCAGCATCTACCTCGTCTGGTACGACTCCATCAAACGTAACAACCTCTACAGCCACAGCGATTACCTACACAATGACAGGTTCTGCTACTGTGTATGGATGCTTCTTGGTGACAGGTTCTGGCGCAGTCAGCACAATCTCTAGCACTGCGGGTACTTTGTACTCAGAAGGCAACTTCAGCACTGCCAAGACTGTTACATCTGGCGACACCGTAACTGTTACTTACTCGACTACCGCGACTTCTTAAGGAGTCTTAAATGGCTCTAGCCCTTAATGACCGGGTACAACAGACTGGCACAGCCAACACAACGGTAAGTTTTACCTTATCGGGTTCTGTCACGGGCTTCCAATCCTTTGCCATAGTGGGCAACGGGAACACCACTTATTACTCTGCCTTTGATGCTACGGGTAATTGGGAGGTGGGGATTGGCACGTACTCAACGACTGGCCCGACTCTTACACGCACAACGATTCTTGCGTCTAGCAACTCTGGGTCAGCAGTCACGTTCTCTGGTACGGTCAACGTCTTTGTAACTTACCCTTCTGAGAAGTCCGTCAATCTAGACGGGTCAGGAAACGTCAGCGCGTTGGGTACTGTGTCTTCTGGTACTTGGCAAGGTACAACTGTAGGCGTGGCGTATGGTGGCACAGGCGTAACCGCATCAAGTGGCGCTAACTCGGTGATGCTGAGAGATGCAAACCAGAACGTATCAATCAACCGACTCAACCAAGGCAGCACAACAGTTACTGCGGCGGGCGGCACAACTACCTTGACAGCGGCTTCTACATTTAGCCAGATTTTGACCGGTACGGGCGGACAGACATTTAGATTACCTGATGCCACAACGCTGACTAATACAACGGCGTTTGAATTTAATAACAATGCTACTGGAACATTAACAATCGTTGACAATGCTTCTGGCGCTGTGGGTACGATAGCACCGGGTGGTGCGGCTGCTATTGCCTTACTCTCTAACGCTACAGTTGCTGGTACATGGGACGTACATGCTTATATACCTGAGAATGTGCAGTGGGGCACTAACTCTCTTGCGCTTGGTTCTACCGTAATCTCTGGTGGTACATGGCAAGGCGGCACTATTGCTACTGGTTATGGCGGTACAGGACTGACAAGTTATGCCGCAGGCGATTTGCTTTACTACGTGTCTGGTACGGCTCTATCTAAAGTGCCAATCGGTGCTGTCGGATATATTTTGACTTCTAACGGCAGTGCGCCAACATGGGCTGTTAACACAGCAGCTACAGCAGACCAAGCGTACTACCTAGCTTTTATGATGGGATAAGAAATGGCAACCTACACTAACGTATCGTATGGAGTAAAGAACGTCAGCACGGGCGGCTCTACTGCAACGACAGTAGCGGCATCGACAACTTTGGCTATAGCCAGCCTTGTGGTATCTAACACCTCAACTTCGCCAATTACTTGTGATGTTTACTTTACCCGTTCAGCGGTCAACTACTAC